CTTTAATATAATGAAGAAACACGTTTTAAGATTAGAATTTTAATTTTTGGGATGTTGCATTTTTTGAAATTTTGGTGCGATTTTTATTGAGATTGCGGGATTTTTACGATAAGGGGGCCGATAACAGTTTTTGAGGTGTGACGAGGGGATTTTGGGCGTAGTTGTGGGGGAAATGGAGTGTTGGGATTTGGAATGTAGATGGGAGAGGAGCGTGATACACCTGGATGAGTTGGAAGTGGTGGGTGATTTGGGAGAGATGTTCAAATTTTAATTTGAAAGTTTGATTTTGAACTTAGTGTGGAGATGAAACAGCTACCGGCTCTGGGGAAAACACTTTAGCACTTTAAAGTTTTAACTAGCCCCCCATAAACAATAATAGTAATAATTACTGTTATTCTACACGGTTTTTTCCCATTTTACCGTAGCCGAACGTGTGTTCTGTTTTACTTGATCCGACTACTGGCAATCGAACATATGTTTGCTTGCGGACTGCGGGCGGTGATAGTATTTAAGACTTTTATATGTAGTATTGATAACTACATGTAATGATATTCGATACTATAGGAAGTGGCTTTACATTGAAAAATAATATCGGAAAAAATTGAAAAATGTTGTTGACAACATGTTACTAACATGCTATATTATAGGCAGTTACACAAAACAACTACATAAAGCAGTTAAAACTTTTTAAAAAAGTTTTAAAAACATGTTGACAACATGTTGAAAACATGCTATAGTAGTTAATGTAAGAACAAAGTAGTTCAGTTCTTACAGCCACTAAAATGCCCATGTGGGGCGGTGGCAAGTTCCTTGCCAATTTAATAGGAATAAAGCCCATGAATTGAAAAATTCACAGGCTTTAAAAGTTGGTTTGATAAACCAAACCGTAGCAAGTTCAGTTTATCATTCTATCTTTCATTTGTCAAGTCTGGCAAGTGTTTTCCTATTAATCGGCTACCAGTGACGGCACTGGTGGACTTTGCGCAACGGTCAAGATAACAATACTGGATGCCCGCAAGAGTGTCTAGCGTTTACGCAAGTAAGCGCATTGTGAAAATACCCGTTGTGGGTACATTGAAAAATAAACAACTTATACAGTGTTTTATAAAGCGTTTGGCACTTTTCGGAAAAATGTCCGTGTAGCGTATAAAAACGTTACACTAGCAAGCTGGACTTAGCACGACTGCGGTTGTGAACGTGTTCGCATTTGCGCACTTAGCTTGCTACTGGTGAAAATCCCACACTAGGATTCTGAAATCTTGCCTAGTAGTGACCCGTAAGAAGGTAGGAAGTCGGTTTAAGGCTGAGAAGCATTTTGGACAATAAATAAAATGATTGTAAGACGTGTCGTTATACATAGGTCAAGGGGCGGACTAGCACTACCAGTCTGTCCTTTGCTCGTGTGCATAACACGGCAACTACAAAAAATAATTTTAATTCCGCAATGCGGGGAAAGAGGTATTTATATGAAGATTAACTTTTTAGCAAACTTTGAGGAAGCAACTATTAACGCTATTGCGCCAGCGGTACAGTATGAGGCTAACCTGATGCTTCAGACTATGAATGATGAAGCAATCGCTAAACAGGATAAAATCATCTCTAATCAAAAAGGTGGTTACTCTGAGGACGAAATTAAGGTAGCAAAGGACAAAAAGAGTAAACTAGAAGCCGCTAACGCTGAACTTGTAATTGCTAATGCTGAACTTGAGCCACGCTACAAGTCTACCCTGGAAGTAGTTACCAGTGCTAACAATGGTCATGTATCTAATGACCTTGTAGCGTTCCGTAACATTTTACGGCTTGTGGCATGCTCTGATAATAGCAAGTTTTTCCGCTATGCCATTATCACAGATGTCGATTTTTCAACGTTTTATGACCTGTTTGAAAAGTGCCATTCTATCGATGGTGACTTTGATGACAATGGTATGCGTGTATACCTTAATCAGGCTTGGAACACCCATAAAGACATCAAAGCTGAGATTGAAAAAATCCTTAAAAAGATGTTTTCACTCGTTGCTGACAGTGATTTAACCAAAAAAGTTACTATCAGATTTAACAAAACAGACCTTGGCATCTTACATGAGTGTTACGTCACAGGTCTGACCGTTTCTGCTAAAAAGGATAAAAACGGTGAGGTAGTAGTGGGTGATTATAAATTTAGAACTGTAATCACTCGTAAGAAAGACAAGGATGGCAATGATAAGTTTGAAGGTGACAAGTTCAAAGAACTCATTGCTAAAATTGCGTTTGGAAAACTGTATGCATAGTTTTCACAGGACACAGCGGTTTAAGGGCGGTTCAACTCCGCCCGTGTCTAGTTATAAAAAATATAAACAATTTACGGAGGTAAAATAACATGAATATGGTTCAGGTACAGAAAATGTTAATAAACGTATACCGTGATTACATCGGTATGGGCAGAAGGCAGAGCGAAATGGATAAAAGCGTTCTGTCTTTTTTAATGCAGGAATATTCCCAGACTTGCATGGACTGGGAAGAAATCCAGTGGCTCTGGATCCAGTATCTTAAAAAGGGTGTATTGGATCTTCCAGAGGCAATGAAAAGAGCCAAATTAAGAATAGAACAGGAGACAGCGGTATGTGTAAGGTAAAAGTGTATCACACAATTTCCAGGGAAGTATTTCACGGAATGCAATTTGCACCATTTTCTATCCGTGCGGTATTTGAGAACGGAACGGAGCTTATATGCTCTGAATTTTCCAGAACTGAAAGCGGTATAACAATGTACCTGTACAACGGAAGTGGTGCATGGAAACGTATCTGCAATAACGGCATTTATGCGGATTTAATGGAAAAGTATTACCGCCGTTGGTTCAAAGAAAAACATGATAACCTGGACTATGCAGCCATGATGAAGCATGACCGGAAACGCAAAACAGGTTCTGCCGGTCAGAGGCTCACACCATTCTGCGGACAGGTCACAGACTACGAATGTGCAAAAGTTCCATTACATGATTTCCGCAGAGTATGGAACTAACAAAGGGAGGTAGCGAAATGTTAGAAATAGATAATGATATTAAGATTATTGCAGACGCAATTAACACTTTTGGAAGTTGTACTATGCACATTCTTCCAAAAGACAAAGAAGAGAAATTAACAGAACTGGGATATGAAATATCCCGTAAAAGTTGGGGAATCATTATAAGATAATTGGAGGTAGCGAAATGAGTTTTGTTTGGGTTATGTTTGTATTCTTTGGCGGAGTTGTTTGTGGTTCAATGATAAATGACAGATAAGGAGAAATGCGTTATGAAAAGAGAAATGACTAGGGGAGAAATGAGACTGTATTTAACTGGCAATGCCAGTGTATGGGTAGGCAAGACATTTGCACATGGTAAAAACATGCGCATGGTATCCAGGTTCACAGAAGAGGCAGATTACACCTGTGAGTATGATGGTGAGGATCTGGGTGATGGATTCTGTACACATGATGTAGACGAGGCACTTGACTGGTTATTCGGTGTACGGAAATCAAACTACCAGAAGCATTATTTCTACTTTGCGTCCGGTGATAATGTAAAATCAATTTGCTTTTATACATCAGAAGATGCCTGGAAGTTTGTAAAAGAATACGCAAATTGTGGTTATGATTGCGTAGTGGAAAGATATATTTAAAGGCAGACCATGCTCTGCCAGCTCTGAGTTATGGAAACCGCTACGAGGTTCAGAGTAGGTAACGGAATTTATTTCGGCTAATATCCATAGGCAACTTGTAAACCAGTATAAAAACCGTTATACTTGATTTATAAAAGTGAAAGGCGGTGGAAAGGAATGGAAGAAATGAGCGATAAAGAGTTACTACAGAAAAACGTAGAAGAGTTTTCACGCCTACAGAGTTACATGATACTGGCAGAAAAGGATTCTAATGTTTACAAGGCAATGAAAGTACGCTATGTTGAACTGAAAGTGATTTTAACAGCATGTGGCGTAAATCTTACGGAATTGGATATTATAAAAGAATAATCCGTCCGGGATACCAGGAGCAAGGGATATAAAAATTCCTTGCTCTTTTTATGTCTAAAATACAGAGTGTGTTTAGGTTAATATCTAGTATGACGGCAGAAGAGAAATTTTCTGCCGTTGATAGTGGGTATTAGCACGTTGACAACACGTTGATAACATGCTAAAATGTAAAAAGAAAGAAGGTAGGAGGAATTAAAAAATGGCAAGAAAACAATGGAGTACCACATATGACGAAGACATATTGAGGGATTTTCAAAAAAATTGTGACGAATACGGAATGAAAGCAAACACTGTATTAGAAGCTTTAATGAAATATTTTATACAAGGAAATTGCAAAATTGTAATTGACAAAACAGGAGTTAGTATTGAAGCTAAAGGAGGCAAACAACCATAACCATAACCGGTTTATACACCAAAGACAACAACTTCACCACCATCTACACCGCAGACACCATGTACCAGATTGCTTGTAACACAGGTGACTGGTCTTACGTAAAGGTAAATGACCGTTTACCAGACGGTCATATCTTAACACCGGAACTCTTCCAGGAATGGAAGGCAGAATGTACTGAAACAGGTACGTTTGAACTCTCAGAAGAATAAGGTAAAACCAAATAACCACGCAAGCAAAGGCACCCACCAGAGAATATCTAGTAGGTGCTATTTTTATAGGGAAACCAGTGTCATAAGTATCAGCTTGACAATACAACAAATTTGATGTATTGTAAAGGTAGAATACAAAGGAGGAAGTTTTAAAGTATGACACGATCTTTTATTGAGACACCAACGTTTACATCAAATTGGAATGAATTAGGATTGACTGACGAGGATTTAAGAACTCTTCAAAATGATCTGTTAGAAAATCCTAAAATGGGTGATGCTATTCCTGGAACTGGCGGAATAAGAAAAATTCGTATTCCAATGGAGAATAAAGGAAAGGGAAAACGTGGTGGCGCAAGAGTAATATATATTGATGTAGAAATTAAAGAAATAATTTATTTTATCAATGTATATTCTAAAAACGAAAAAGATAATTTAACAGAAGATGAAAAAAAGGCTTTTAAAGCCTTGGTGAAAATTTTAAAGGAGAGATAAAAATGAGTAAATTCTTTGACGAAACAATGCAAGGTTTACTTGAAGCAATTGCAATTGACAAAGGACAAATTCCAATGAAAAAGGTAGAGGGCTTATCAGCCCCTACCTTACGGGCAGAAAATATAGAAAGTAATTTGATCGATAATATCATTGCATTACGGAAAGAGAATAATATATCTCAAACGGAATTAGCTGATTTGACCGGAAGTAATCAGCAAACAATTTCACGTTTTGAAAAGAAAGCGCATAGTCCATCATTAGTTTTATTTGTTAAAATTATTGATGCACTTGGATATGAAATGCAGATTGTGAAAAAATAATAAAATTCGTGTCATACAAATAAATACAAAAGAGATTATAGCATCTATAGAAATATAGGTGCTATTTTTATACCCAAAATTAAGGAGGCAATGCAAAATGAAAAAACAGTACAATGTATTAATCCAGGACAAGGCAACCGGATGTATCTCAATCGAAACTGTCACAGCAGAAAACCGATCAGCAGCAATGCAGATGGCGGAAACCTTGCACAAGGGGATTGTGAGAGATACAGTTGAGTGTATTTAAGGAGGACAAAGGCAAATGAAAAAAGAGAAAATGGATTTAGAACCAATTATCTGTGGAGCAACATTGATCGCAGCTGGTGCATTTCTGTTAGGTACTTGTTTAGGAACTAAACAGACAGAACGGGATCTGTATCCATTGCCTACGGTTGTAACCGAAATTGACCGGTCAATAGACAAGGTAACTGTTACAGATTACACCGGTTACGAATGGTCATTTTACGGTTGTGAGGACTGGCAGTTAAATGACATCTGCACCTTACTCATGGATACGAGGAAAACAGAAAAGATATACGATGACCGGATAGTACAGACCAGATATTCTGGCAGTGTAGAATCTATGGTTGATATGGAAGCTGTAACCGACTTCCAGGCAAATGATGATTCGCTGTATTTGTACTTGGCAGATGGTACAGGTTACTATTGGGAAAGATAAAAATAGAAGGGAGAGTAAAGCATATGTGTCAGACCGATTGGAAGTACAAAAGACAGGCTATGACAGCAGCAAAACAGTTAGGATATGGAGATGCAGTTATATTACGAGTTAAGGCAAGTAATTCCGTAATTGAGATTGATCGTATCATGAGAACAACGAGATTAAATATGCCATGGAGATAGGAGGAAAAGCAAAATGACAAGAGAACCGGAGGTAGTTACGTACTACACACTAGAAGAGGCTAAAAGATTAATCCGCCGTGAGGGTGTACGGAAACGCAAACGGTTTTGGCGCAGTGCTAAACAGAAATTTGTAGGTGCTGCGCTGATTATAGCAGTAGCATTTACTGGTGAGATTGCAGCTATGGTCTTTGCAGTAATGTTAGGACTGTATCTGATTTTTACCAAAGAGAAATGGATGTAGGGATTATTTTTGCTTGACAATATGGCATATATGCCATATAATACTCATACAAAAGATACACCGGAGGAATTTATGAGTAAATTTGAAGTAGAGTTTTATGAGCTAGACAACGGAATTAAGCCAGCAAAAGAATTTATACTTTCTCAAGCCCCTAAAATGAGAGCAAAATTATTGGGGTTGGTTGATATTCTGGAAGAAAATGGTACTGAGTTGAGAAAACCATACAGTGCGCCATTAGGAGATGGTATATTTGAATTGAGATGTATATTCGGGAATGACATTGCAAGAGTTTTATACTTCTTCTATTATGAAGGTAAAATAATATGTACAAATGGTTTTATTAAGAAAACTCAGAAAACGCCGCCAGAAGAAATTGAAAAGGCAAAGAAGTATAGAGCAAGATTTTTAGAAAGGAATGGGAAATAATGAGTGAATTTAGGGAACTTTTAAATGAACAGCTTAAGGACCCAGAATTTAAGAGAGAATGGGATAACATCCAACCAGAAATGGATGTCATCCGGGCAATGATTAAAGCACGGAACGAACAGAATCTGACACAAAAAGAGCTGGCTGACAGAATCGGTATGAATCAGGCAGACATTTGCAAACTTGAAAACGGAACTCGAAACCCGTCTTTAAAACTTTTAAAGAAATTAGCCAATGGACTAAATATGGATCTTCGGATCCAGTTTGTCCCACGGAAAACATCATTACGGTAATAGCCTGCACATAACTCTTGCAGGCAGAGTGGAAATACAAAATAAATTCTAACGGTATTAAGATAGCATCTTACAGAAATGTAGGGTGCTATTTTTATACCCAAAAATAAAATTTTAAAGAGAAAAAGGAGAAAATATTATGTGTAAGATGTTCAAAGAAGTAACAGGAAAAGAAAACAAAGGTAACGTAAGTGAGTTAAAAGGACTGTTAAAGGCGGCAGTTGACGCAAAGATGAACGCTGTAATTGTACGGATCCCTGTTGAATTACTGGAAATTGATGAAAGTTATCAGATCCCAGAGAGAACAGCAAGAAGCCTGGAATACCTTACAAAAAATTGGGACGACAATAAATTACTCCCACTTTCAGGTGTTCCACATTGGGAAGAAGGCAAGGTATATCTGTTCGATGGTTTTGGTAGATGGATTGGCTCACAGCTTATCAAAAATCCAAAAGATGATTTACAGGTAATGGTTATTCTCAATGCTCCAACTGACCCAAAAGAAAGACGGTTGTATGAAGCGAAAATGTATGCATTTCAGAATGTAGGCACTGCAAGAATGACAGCCGTACAGAAACACGGTGCAATGCTCCTGATGCATGATAAAGCAACTATCATCCTGGAAGCAATGAAAAAGAAATATGATTTTGAGTATGTTGCGAATAAGGGAAATAGATCTGCAAGTGTTCTTGGAAGTTATACAGAGGCACTTGCAATGTGCAGACAGGGAGAGGATCTTGCAGAGTTTATCTTTCGCATTTGTAAGAAAGCTGGGTTTGATAGAAAGTCAAATGGATATAGCACTTATGTCATGAGAGCCTTAAGAGATTTATATAAGCTGTATCCAGAAAACAGAACTGATGTGGAGAAAACAATGGTTAAGTATATGCGTAAAATTGAACCTGTTTTCTTAAAATCTGAGGCAGTTGTACAGTATCCACTTGTTGATTATAAGATTGCTTGCAGTCTTTTCCTTGAAGATATTGTTGTACGTGAACTGAACGCAAAACATAAACGCAAAATTGAAAATGGAAAGGTTCAGTTCATTATCCAGCCGGAGGATTTAAAGAACACAAAGTAATATACATAAGTTTTAAATAATTATACATAGTCAGACTTTGCGGACAAGGCAACTTGCCCGTGAAGATGTGATTATGTATCACGAAAAATAAAAGCGAAAGGAGAATAAGTGTATGTGTAACAAAGTAAAAATGGCACCTGTATCTAAGGTAAACTTTAGGCAGGCTTTACGAGGGCATGGCTATGTACTTGACCGAACTAATGGCGGTCACGAGACCTGGAAAAAAGTAGTCACTAAGACTTGTACGATTCCAAGTCACGGAACGGATATTTCAGCACCATTAGCGAAACGGTTAAGCAAGGAACATGATTTAGATTTATTTTAAGGAGGCAAACGAAATGGCAGATTACAAAGTACGGTTAGTTGCTGGGCGGTATTGTCTGGCAGAAACAAAAAACAATTGGATTGTAGGTTGTGGCTATAATCCAGACAGACCAGAAGGACAGCAGTGGGAACAGGGTAAATATTTCTCTAAGGCAAATGGTTTAATTGGTCTCTTAAGTTTACACGAAGCAACGGAATATATGTATAGTCGTCTGGACGAAAACTACATTCCAAGGGAAAGGTTAATCGAATTGGCAACACGGTTTAAGGACTGTGCCAATGGAGATGAGGATCTTGAGTATGTAAAAGATGATATGACAAATAATGAGCTTGAATTCTTTGAACTGGACGAAGAAACAGAAGATGAAGATATGGAAATTGATGATGATATCTTGTTAGAGGAGAATGATTTATGATGCCTACATATTCATTAATCAATTATTTTGATGTATGGGGAAATGCAAAAGATGGTTGGGAAGTCAATAATCTCTGTACAGAGAAAACTGGGATCACCATTACTGATGATGCGACCGATAAAGAGATTTTAGATTATCTTGTGCATGTTGGTTTTCTCGCCACATCTGATATGCGAAAGGTAAAAATAGATACTACTGACGGTGACATGATGGAAATTTACGCAGTTAAAGGTATGCAGCCTTTAGGCAGATTGCAGAGGGAATGGAAATGAAAAAGAAACCACGGTGGAAAGATTTACCTTTTGATGAACGGATGGATAAGAAGTTAAAACAGTGGGGATTATCCGAAGAAACACGAGAAAGGGTAAAACAGAAAATTAAAAAACGGAAACAATTAGTAGAAGTATAAAATTCGTGTTTCATTAGAATTGGAGGTAAGAGAAATGAATAATATTTTTGTGATTGATAAAATAACAAAATGCAATTTAGGAGTCCTTGATTTCACACCACGGATAGATGACAGGATTTCTATGAAACCATCTGAAGGGAAAGAAATAGAAGTAGTAGTTGAGTGTGTATTATATGAGCCATTGGAACATGCAACATTGGTTTTTGTAAACATTGTCGAACCATATTACACAGCGTTAGTAAAAGCAATTAAATGGTAATAAAATTCGCATTTCTTTAGAAAGGATGGTAGATATTATGAGATTAGCAGTAACATGGGAAATGGCAGGATATGTAGATGTAGAAGCTGATACATTAGAAGATGCAATGGAAAAATTCAAAAAAGAGTGTGATTATATTAAGCTTCCAAACGGAGATTATGTAGATGGAAGTTTTAGATTGTCAACAGAAGATGTTGATGAAATGGAAGCTATTGTAGATTTTTAATGAAACTAAGATTTACAAGGAAGAGGAGTGAAGACAAATGGATATTGAAAAACAGAAAGCAGAAGCAAGAGACAGAAACAATTTAGTAGATCACATAATCAAACTCATTGAATCAGATGATAAACGGTATTCGTTTGAGTGGTCATGTGGCAATGCAATGGAAATTTACGATAAAGAAAAAGAAGTCGAATATGTATTACACATCGATAAGATTGAGTATGATGCAGATGGAAATGCAACAAATTTATAAAGAAGGAGTGATAAGGATGACAGATATAGGTGCAATTATGCATTGTCATGATGCAAAGAAAGATGCGAATAGCTTTGATAATTTGATGAATGAATTTAAATCTATTAAGAGAGATAAGAAAATTATTCAAGATATGGAATTATCTGACGAGGCAAAACAGAAATGTTTTGAAGATTTAGATAAACAATTGTTAGATGTAAAAGAAAGAATACATAATGCAATTGATGAAATGTAATCTAGCCACTAAGCAAAGGCAACCAGAGAATATATAACTGGTTGTCTTTTTTAGTACAAAAAAAATGGAGGAATAGACATGGAAATTACAATTAGAAACATCACAAAGGATACAATGGTTGATTTTAACAATGACCATACAATTACATTGCCTATGGACGAAGAGAAATTACGGAATATGTTAGGCAATGATGAGTGGATTATTGTTGATGCACCTGTCGGAGATGAATTTACGAATATTGAAAAGTTAAATGCATTGTTAAATGAAACTGATGAAGATAATTTACGAATTTTAACAAAGGCTTTTTTGCTTAATGAAATAATGGAAAGTGGATTTGATAATTTCTCGATTGTTGATTTTGATGCAGAAACTTCACAGTATAACGGAGGTAATGGAGTCATAGTTGATGAAGAGTGGTATGGAAGAGTACTTCATGATTTGGGATATATAAATTTCCCATTCGCATATACAGAAGATATGGAAGACTACGTAAAATGGGAACAACTTTGGTATACAGCGAATAGTGAAGGTTGGTGCAATGTTAGATATAACGGAAATATATATCTTGTAAAAAGGTGGTGTTCATAATGTTAAATATCAAATGGGATAACGGAGTTACAGGATATTTAAGCGAAAGCGAAAAAGAACTATGTGGAAGGATTGATAGAGAAATCAGTGCTATCAATGCAGTAAGCAAAACGGAAATATCTGTAGTAATCAGTATTGAAGGTGGTAATCAATTCCACATAAAGAAAGATACTGGTTCACTGATTGGATATATGAACGCAGAACAGTGTTGGTATGCATTGAAGGGAATTATGACAAGTTTGTTATACATGGAAAGGCAGATTGATTAGTATGTATAAGAGAAAAACTAAAGATTGTTATGCAATCGAGGGAAATTGTGGTTATGGATGGGACATTGAATGTAATTGTGAAGATAGAGCAGATGCAAAAGCACAGTTGAAAACATACAGAGAGAATGTAAGTTATCCTGTGAGAATTAAGAAATGGAGAGAAAGGATTGATGATTAGTATGAAATATACAATAGATACATTAAGAGAGATTAACGCAAGATTTTGTGGTTCGCATATACTTATGAATTACGATGTAGATAAGGCAAATATGTATGTCGAACTTATAGAAAATACACGGTCTGAAAAGACTCCAAGTGTAGGTGATTGCGTTAGATATACAAATGAATATGGAGATTACTATGGAACAGCTCATATTGAAAAAGCAGATGTGAATGAAGTTTATATCTGTGAACAACCATATACACCTTTTGTTCATAAATATGAAGGCAGAATCAGTTGTAATACAAGTGGTGGAGCATGGACACATTTACCAACAAGAGAACTGAAATATATAGGTAAAATTGAAAAGAGATTTTGTGATTGGGGTAATTGCGGATGCTGTGCAGATGGTGCTATTGATTTTATAGCAGAAGTAAGTTTATGGGAATATGTAGATAGTAAAAATCCTTTTGTAAGTGAAAATGGATATAAGTTCACAACAAAGGATTTTGATAAACAGTATATATCATTCAATCCTAAAGATGATGCATCTTATGTATATTTTGGAGAAGGTTGTGCATGGAAAAGTAAAACAGATTTATATGCTTATCTGAGAGCATATAGAGCAGAAATTTTCAAAGGATATTGGCAGAATCAGTTCATTGTGTGGACTTGGAAAGAGAAACAACATCATGTATCACCAACGGAATTTGGTAGTCTTAAATTAGAAGAAGATACATGCATGATAAATGGTGACATCATGAGATGTAAAAGAAAATATGATGAAATTACTCATACTGTACACACATATTATGTTTGGTATTGGGACGATCCAACTAAAGACTTCTTTGAGGCAAGTGCAGAACAGAATAAAATAAGAGAAAAATATTATACACTTGATAGAAAAACTCCAACATATATTGTTGCAAGAGAGGAAATAAAGTCTGGAATTGAAATTCCAAAACATGGGGAGGTGTAAACTATGCAAATTCTTGACAAAGCAACTACACCAGACGGTATAGAAATTGAATTACATGATTTGAGCGGAGAACATAAACTGCCAGATTATAACGGATTGGTAATTGTCTTTCGTACAATTGCAAAGAAAACATTTCCACCTAATCTTGGATGGTATGCACAAAAAGAAAAAGAATTTCATTCATGTATTTGTTGCTATAAAAATTATACATCAGATATGTTAAAGGCAGATTATGAGAAATTAAAAAATGGTACAAAAACTCTTGCAGATTTGAAATCATATTTTTGGAATGGAAATAGAGATTGTTATGTACTTGGGTTGGAAGGGAGTAAAAGTTATGCTGAAAACATTAAAGGAAATGTTAATTGAAGCGGGTTATCCTGAAAGCGAAATGTATCATCCTTCGTATGGATCTGATTTGTATGTATATGTAACACCGCTTACAACAAAGGTGATTGAAGAATGGTGTAAGGCACATGATTACAGAATGGCTTGGCATTGTCCTACATTTAAAGACCAGATAACAGGCAAAATGATGTATGATTGTGCATTTCAGTGGTATGAAAATTAGCAGATAGGAGCGTGATTATATGGCATATTACAGTAGTCCACGAAAGTATGAAAACGCAACTGGCAAAAGATTTACAGATAAATGCCCATGCATACATATGACAGGAAGTGTTAAAGGCATGGTTAAATTAGGCTTTTGGAATAAAGATAGTGATAAGGTAAGACATGGAAACTGGATTTATCAGCAACCATAAATCACAGGAAATTGCTAATTTCAAACAGAGAATAAATAAAGGCAGATGCAGAAATGTATCTGCCTTATTAAATAGGAAAGGATAGGTAAAATATGATAGCAAATGGGAATTATATGCGAAGAGAAATTGCATACTGTGGAGAAAGAGAACTTGAAGAAATGGGTTATTTGCCTGTTAGAGAAAATATAGATGAAATTTTAGATCATCTTTTACGGATTGCATCGGATAATCCTCATCTCGAAGGTAAATGGGAAGAATATCATAAGGGTGTATACCAGGACAACTATTATGATTCCATTGATGGAATAGAGTATTTAGTTCAGCATGATATTGTGACGAATACCTGCGTATTATACGAATTGAAAGGAAAATAAAAGGTATAAGTATGCATAAAAATTTTTATGGATGGAGTTTAGAAAGTGTGCATGAGGGAACTGTAGATACAAAGTATACAGTTGAATATATCAACGATTCTAAAATTGCTGATGAATTAGAACGGAGCGGCGATCCGGCTTTGTATAACAAAAGAGAATTTGATAATGCAGATGAAGCGTTTGCCTATTATTTGAGATGGTATATGGATGATACATGTATCATTTTGAACTTGTGGGAAACGATTTATGTAAATAATGAAATGGTTCTTGAACAGAGAATAGAACCAGTTGGCTATACTAAAAATGTTATGCGTGAAATTGTCAGTAAAGAAATGAAAATGCGTATGGAAACTGCTGAAGAAGAAGCAGAACGGTTAAAGACTTCGAATGAATTGTATAAGAAGTTTATTGATAAATTTAACGCAAAAGAAATGTTTAAAGAATTTGTAAAGTAGGAAATGGAGGTAAATTGATATGAAACTTGAAATGTCAACAGATTTTCTTCATTTGATTGAACCTGGGATGTATGGAACAGAGCTGGGCAAAGCCTTATATGATGTTGAAGATGAATACATAAAGGATTTTAAAGATGCAGTCGTTGATTATGGTATTGATAAAATCAACGAGATATTATCAGAAGAATCAATCGTAATATTCTTTGGAAAATGCAAAGCAGAAAATGGAAAATTAAGTAGTCCACGGTTTTACAATTACGAAAATGACTCTATTGAATTTGATTTGATTGTACCTGAAAAAACAATTGATCTAATACGCAATGCAGAATATAATGATGAGTTCTTTAAATGGACTAAAGAGAATTATGGTTCTTATGACGGATTCATTTCTTTCTTTCCTTATTCTAAAGAGAAATTTGAAAATGCTTTAGAAACTAATGGCCTGGATTTAAGCCGTGCGGTTGCGATGGTTATTATGAAAGCCATTGAAAATAATATTGGTGAAGAGGAAATGTTAAGGCATCAGAGAGAATTTGAAGACGATGTTATGGAAACTGGTAATAAAAATGGTTGGTATATGGTTGAGGAGGATAGTTGATATGACTACAGAAATATTAAAAACCAAAATAGACGAAATATTAAAAAACATGTATGGAGTAAATGAAGATGGTGGCATTGAAATTTACACAGATTACAGAGATAGGGAATTATCAGATAGTTTTTTAAAAAAGATATTTGAGCATGATAATCCAAGAGAAGCATTTAATGATGAATTGGCTGAATGGGCCAATGATTATGAACAGAATTATGGAGAAAATGAATTAGAAAAAGATATCCGTAAAGAGCTAACAGAAGAAGAGGAAGAATATTTTACAGAACATTTTGATGAAATCCGAGAATATGTAAAAGAAAATACATATTTTTATTATGACGCAGATGATTTTAATAATGAAGTAAAAGTAAATATCATGGTAGATTGTGGTAATTGGAATTATGATTGTGTTTGTGATAATGTGCTGAATTGGTATGGAAATTCAGGAGATGGAAACATTGATAAAGAGTCGTCTATGCTGTGGTTAGCAAAAACACAAGGTAAAGCAACTGCATTAAGAAAAGCTTGTAAACAAGCACATAGGGATGACGGATATTATGTAGATAGAGATAAGAATAAAGACAAATTTATTGAAAGCTGCATACAGGAATTTGAAAATCTTCCATCACATATGGCAACTGTAACATTTCTTGTAAAAATGCCGTTATTTGATTTATTTGATTTAATCGAATTACAGAATAAAGAATATGACGAAAAAGGAAAATATGATCCACGAAAGAATGAAAAATCAAAATCTTATATAGTTCTTGGAAAAGAAACAATGTGTGGGTTATATGATTCTTGGTCTGGCGGTGGTTCTGTATTAGAAGTAGAACTGGATAAGGATGTTAAACTTCCTATTAAATATGCAATCTTTTGCGTAGAGGGATGTAAAATGCATGGATATGATATTGATGAAGTTTATGGGCTGATTGATAGTTGTTGGAAAGAAACAGTAAAGGAAATAAAAGAGGTTGCATAAAACCTGATGAAAGAACGGTTTTGTGAATAGAAAGCGAGGAAGATATTATGAGATACTACGAAACAAAAATTGGAAAGATCATTGAGGAAGAGTTTGATTCACGGATGGGTAATGCAGTATTTGCTTATATAATGAGTAACGGAATCGATGCGATTAAAGAATATACGGATGAAGAAATTGCCAAAATCAAAGGCAATGCATTATGCAAAGCAGAGTTCAACCAGGCATTAGTTAGATGTGCCAGAAGAATTTGTAGGGAATGTAAATGGATTGAGATGATCGAATTTATTCGACTGCACTTATGGTGTACTCCAACGGTACATGATGTGTATCTGTACAGAGAAGATTATACGGAAGAAACTTTTGCTGAATTATTAAATTCACTTGACTTAGAAGAAGAGGATGTAGGAAACGAAATCAAATTGTTCGCAGTTGTTGATAAAGAATGTTTAAAAAGTGATGGTGAATAATATGAAAAATAATAATCAGTTGTCAGAGCAGAAGTTAAATGATATTGCAATATATATGGATGACAACATCAGGGAAGAGTTACATTTCAGGCTTGCTCCATGTGAGCCTGATTTGTTTTTACGAGAATATGTAAAGAGAAATCCTGCTTTTGCGGAATTACTTAAAACTGAATTTGGAATTGAGGTGGAAAGTAAATGAGATATTTAACATATTACAAAGAGTATCCAATATATGAGCCAGCAGAAGGCGGATATTATTATGCTGGAAATGAAGTAGCACAAAGCGAAAGAATGTCAAAACGAAAATGTAGGTCGCGTTTTAATGAGATATGGAAAGAATGTGAAAAGGAAAACATTGAAAATGGATTTACGGAAGATGTAGATTGGGCAGAGATTCATAATCGAACCGGAATTCATCCGTGGATTAAATATGGTGATGATTGTATCTGTAGAAACTCAAATTACGTTGGTCATGGTGAAAGTTATGTAATCGAAAGAAAACTTGGAAGTCAAAGAAAAGGTTGGGAACCATATTGTTAGGGGGGGATACAAGATGACAAGATGCTATATTTGCGGAGTTTCCGATGAAATTGTTCCTAATTATCAACAGACATACAAAGGTAAGATAAATGGAAAGCCAAAACGTAAAACAATTCGAATATGTAATTGTTGTGGTGCTTGGTTGCCATATGAAGATATAAGAGAAAAAATTTCAGAAAATCGTGGATGGGATCAAGAATAAATGGAGATGTGGTAATTATGATGACAGA